AATCACTCGCTTAAAGGATTTGAAAAACGAGTGGTTATTCGTGTAAGTGATAAAAAGAAGAATTATAGCAAAGTCACCAAATTGCTAGTTAAGCCAAAATATATATTGAGTATGCTTTATGTATAGGTCAAGCATTAATTTGTTTGCTTTTCAAGTCCTTGTAATTATTAAAATTATTGCTATTATTATCTAGTCGAAGTGATAAAAAGCTTCCAGGAGGATATAGCAACATGGTGCTGCAAAACTTAACGAAAGTTGAGGGTAACGGCAGCTAATAATTTATGGAGTTTTAACAACAATGGAATATTTAGTTATTCTAGTTGTTATCTTATATTTAGTGTCACGCTAGTGACATAAAAAATCCTACACCAACCTCCAAAATCAGGTGTAGGTATATTAGTTGCAATTATCCTCAAAAAATAAAAAAGAGATGTATTGGCGTACATCTCTTTTTTATGCTTAACCGTGATAAAAACGATTGAAGCAATCCTCCTTTTTCGAACCTCATACAGATATTTATACAGTTCATTTATATATTAGTTGCTGTCTTTCGACATGCTTATTATAACTGTGAATACAAATCGTGACAAGATTTTCTTTGTGATTTAATTCACATAAAAAGAGTTCCCTAGGGAACTGGAATTCCGTGGTAAACTAATATCATAAGAAATTATGTCAAGACAGAGGTCTTGGCTTTTTTTATGCAAGAAAGGAGGAATTCTATGGCTAAACTGACTGAAAAGCAAAAGCTTTTTTGTGAGAAATATTTGATAACGATGAACGCAGTGGATGCTTATTTGGAAGTTTATAAGAATTGCAAGAGCCGAGATAATGCATCAAAGCATGCATCCAGGTTATTAGCTTTACCGCATATCAGAGAATATGTGGATGAGTGTCTTGAAAAAGCGCACAGTAACAATGTGGCAGATGTTCAAGAAGTCATGGAATACCTCACAAAAGTAATGCGAAGAGAAATGAAAGAATCTGTTGTCGTTACAGTGACAAAAGAACATTCAGAGTATGTTGATGCAGGAGATGGAAAGCCAAGAAAGAAAACGGTCAAAGAAGAAGTTCCTCAAATCATTGAGATTCCTGCAAAGCTTTCTGATGCAAATAAAGCTGCGGAATTACTTGGAAAAAGATATGCACTATTCACTGATAAGGTTCAAGCAGAAATCGTAGTTCCTAAGTTCGAAGGAGAAGATGAACTTGAAGACTAAGACTATCAGGTTACCTGAAATAGTTGGAAGAGGATATAAGTCTTATTGGAACTTTAGAGGACGTTATGCTGCATGCAAAGGCTCGCGTGCTTCTAAAAAATCGAAAACAACCGCATTGCGCATCATATACAACATGATGAAATACGATCAGTCGAATACTCTTGTTGTTCGTAAGACATATCGAACGCTAAAAGATTCGTGTTTTACGGATTTAAAATGGGCAACAAAAAGGTTGGGAGTTGAGAACTTATGGGAATTCAAGTATTCACCTTTGGAAGCAACTTATCTTCCAACTGGGCAGAAGATTCTGTTTAGAGGTCTTGATGATCCATTAAAAGTAACATCTATTACTGTAGATTATGGATATTTGTGTTGGGCATGGCTTGAAGAAGCCTATGAGATAACAAGTGAAAAAGACTTTGATACATTAGATGAGTCAATTCGTGGTGAGCTGCCACCTCATCTTTGGAAACAATGGATGATTACATTCAACCCTTGGAACGAACACCATTGGCTTAAAAAAAGATTCTTTGATGCAGAGAATGATCCTGATATTTTAGCTATCACAACAAACTATACTTGTAATGAATGGCTGGATGAAGCCGATTTAAGATTGTTTGAAAACATGAAGAAGAACAATCCAAGACGATATCAGGTGGCCGGATTAGGAAATTGGGGTATTGTTGATGGATTGGTTTATGAGAATTGGAAAGAAGAAGAGTTTACACTAGATCAGGTTATTGACTGCGAATCTGTTAATGGTATTGACTTTGGGTATACAAATGATCCTGCTGCAGTTTTTATAGGTTTCATTGATACAGAACATAAAAAGCTTTATGTTTGGGATGAAATTTATAAAAAAGGTCTTTCCAATAAAAAGCTATATGAAGAGATTGAAAACGTGCATTATCAAAAGAAGTCTTTCACGGCAGACTGTGCAGAACCTAAGTCGATTGATGAACTTAGGGGTTATGGTCTTCGTGTTGAAAAATCACAAAAGGGAAAGGATTCCATTACACATGGGATTCAATATATTCAAGATTTTGAAATCATCATTCATCCTAGATGTGTTAATTTCATAACTGAAATTGGTAACTATACATGGGATGAAGATAGATTAGGAAACAAAATAAATCGTCCAATTGATGATTTCAACCATTTAATGGATGCAATGCGATATGCAGTTGAAAAATATGCATTTGGACGAGTTAAATTAAGGACATTTAAAGGAGGTATTTAATGAACGCATACATTATTAAACCGGATATGATATTTAAGCTATCTGACGACAAAGACATCATCAACATTGAAGTGTTGAATAGATTGATTACAAGTCATAAGTCGTTAATCACAGACAGATATAAAAAGCTATATGATGCCTATATTGGAGATTATCCAATCTTGCATCAAGCCAACAAAGAAGCCTATAAACCTGATAACCGTGTTGTGGTCAACTTTGCGAAATACATTGTTGACACATTCAACGGTTTTTTTATTGGTGTTCCAATCAAAGTATCATCTAAGAAAAAAGAAATTGATGATTATATCAATTTGCTAGATAAATACAATGATCAGGACGACAACAATGCAGAACTATCTAAGATTTGTAGTGTTTTTGGAAAAGGATATGAATTGTATTTCAATGATGATTATGGAAATCTAGGGATTACCTATTTAGATCCAAGAGAAGGTTTCATGGTTTATGATGAATCAACAGTTCAGAAACCAAGATATTTTGTAACATATCATATTGTTGATGAGGTAATGCGTGGATATATCTATGATAAAACATATAAGTATGAGTTCAACGATAAAGGCGGTCTTCATGTGTTTGATGGTGTAGAGCATGGATTCAACGATATTCCGGCCACTGAGTTTATTGAGAATGAAGAGCGTATGTCTATTTTTGAATCAACATACAGTTTGATTAACGCCTACAACAAAGCAATGTCAGAAAAAGCAAATGATGTTGATTATTTCGCAGATGCCTATTTAAAAATCTTAGGTCCAAAATTAGAAGAGTCTGATTTAGTACACATTCGTGATAATCGAACAATTAACTTTGAGTCAATGGATGGAAGTGGTGACGGAATTGTAGTTGACTTCATGTCAAAACCAAATGCAGATGCAACACAGGAAAATCTAATCAACAGATTAGAGCGTTTAATCTTCCAAAACTCAATGGTGGCCAATATTAATGATGAGAACTTTGGAACGTCATCAGGTATTGCGCTGAGATATAAGCTTCTTTCTATGTCGAACCTGGCAAAAGCAAAAGAGCGTAAGTTCACGTCTGGAATGAATCGTAGATATCGAGTCTTATTTAGTAATGCGATCACGCATCGTTCTGAGAATGACTGGCTTGAGGTTGAATACAAGTTTACACAAAATTATCCTGCAAACTTATTAGAAGAAGCACAGACTGCTGCACAATTATCAGGAATCGTGTCTCACGAAACTCAATTGTCATTTATCTCGGCAGTTGAAGATACGAATGCCGAAATGGAACGTATCAAAAAGGAAGATGAGAATGATATGGTAGAAACTGAAAACCGAATCTTCCAAAATAATGAGGATTCACAAAACGATGAGCAGTAAAACATATTGGCGAGATCGTGAGCTTGAATGGAAAAAGAAACGCTTAAAAGATGAAAAGCAATATGCGGATGAGATACAAGAAATATATGCAAACATGATGGATTCGGTTGAAAAGGAAATCGAATCCTTTTTTACTCGCTATTCAAATAAAGAAAACATTACTATGGCAGAAACTAAAAAAAGAGTTTCAAACATAGATATTGAGGCATATAAAAGAAAAGCTAAGAAGTATGTAAAGGAAAAGAACTTTTCAGATGAAGCCAATGAACAGATGAAACTGTATAATCTTGCAATGAAAGTCAATCGTCTAGAACTATTAAAAGCAAACATGGGATTAGAACTTGTGGCAGGCCATGACGAATTGAAGTCTTATACTGGTCAAAAGCTTGAAGGAGCCTATTTAGAAGAAATCAAACGTAATGCATCTATCTTAGGCGATACAGTGGTTGACAATGCGAAGATGGCCAAAACAGTAGCAGATTCATCTTTTAAGAATGCAACCTTTTCAGAACGAATTTGGGTAAATCAAGAACAGTTAAAAAACAGTTTATCCAGTGTTCTATCCAATGCATTGATTCAAGGGAAGAATCCTAGAGAGTTTATCCCTCAGATACGAAAGAAATTCGATGTATCAAGATGCAATGCAGAAAGATTGTTACGAACAGAAATAGCACGAGTTCAAACACAAGCGCAGGCAGAATCTTACGAATCAAATGGAATAGATGAGTATGAATATATAGCCTGTAGCTTAAAAGATGTGTGTCCGTTGTGTAAAGAAATGGATGGCAAGGTCTTTAAACTTAAAGATATGGAAATAGGAGAAAATGCTCCACCTATGCATCCAAATTGCCACTGCGCAACGGCACCACATTCAGATCGTAAGGAATATGAAAAATGGCTAGATGGATTAGCAAATGGAGAGCATAGTCTAAGGTTTGATGAGTGGAAAGAAAGACAATCAGAGAAAAGCAAAGGCTTTTTAATGTCAAAGGTAAAAAGTAAACTCACGGAAGCATCAAACGATAAGCGTTATGCCGATTTATCCACAGAATGGAAGAATGATTTTAATATTGAGATAGACGAGTCTGTAAAAGAACTAAATTGCTCAAGTGTTTCAAGAGCACTTAAAAGCTTAAGAAACATGCTAAATCAATATCCGGAAATCAATAAATATGTAAAGCGTATAGCAACTTCAGATAATGGAGCAATGGCGTTTAGACCAAGTGAAAACGACATTAGCTTAAATCCTAAGTTTTTTAAAGACCCCGATGCCTATAGAAACCTTATAAAAGAGCAGGTTGAAAGGGGATATTGGATAAAAGGTACAACAATTGAAAGTGATATGGTACATGAATCCGCTCATGCTTTAGAATTTGTATTCTTGAATAGGAACGTAAACTATAAAAACACATTGCAAAAGGAACAAGCCTGGAACAGTTGTAATGAAGCTGAAAAAATAGTTCTAGAAGCCTTTAACAATCTACGGGCAAAAGGTATAATTAAAGGGACAAAACTAAATGATTTAATTAAGGATATTTCAGGATATGCTTCTATCAATAACTCAGAAGCTTTAGCGGAGGCCTTTAGTGATTGCTTTATAAATGGAAATAACGCTCATGAAATATCAAAAGAAATCAAACGATTAGTAGATGCTAAATTGAGGGGGTGAATGTGATTATGCATTTAATGCCAAGCTGGTATCCGTATATAGACTGGGATAAGTCAGATTTAAAAGTAAAGGTATTAAAGCCAGACACACCACAAGAAATCAAAGATGATTTTGCAAAATATTTAGAAGAGTTGAAAAAACCGGGCAAGGGATATGTAATAAAATAACTTTTTAGGAGGATATGATGGCTAGCAATGATATGCAGGTATTGATGTACAAGATTTTAAAGTATTTATATGAATGCATGAAACTTGGTAAAGAAGCAAGGCTAGAAGACTTTTCATATAATTCCAAACTCTTTGATATTCCTAAAAACTATTGGTTGGAAATTATTTACACATTAGTAACCCATGGCTACATCAAAGGATTCAAGGTATATGAGAACAAGTATAAGGATGTTAAACTTTATATAGAAAACGATCCGCCATTCAAGATTACCTATGAAGGTGTTATCTTTTTGGAAGAAAACAGTGGCATGAAAAAAGCATCTGAATTCGTAAAAGATTCTTTTAACGTCGTGCTATCTTCTTTGTTGGGTGTTATTCTATAGAAAAATATGACATATTTATGGTCACTCAAACGAGTGGCCTTTTATTATGCAAGGGAGTGATATTATGTGATAAAAATTAAGATTAAACAGACAAAAAGTGATTGCCTGATTGAAGTACATGGCCATGCACGTTACGCTCCGATAGGAAAAGATATCGTCTGCAGCGCTATCTCAGTACTATTTTTGACATTGACCAATTCAATCGACGAAACATCTGATGCACTTTGCAGATATTATGAGCCTGATAAAGATAGCAAGACGTTGTATATCTCGGGTTTGGACCTTGCTGGAGAATTAGCAATTAATTTCTTCAGAATAGGATGTAAAGGTTCAGAAGAAGCATATCCTGAATGTGTGGAACTGAGAGATGTGTAATCACAAATATTTGGAGCGTGTCGAAAGACAATATTATGATCAATGGCTAGAATGCATCGTTGAAGTACGTAATCAACGGTGCATTTTTTGTGGAAAAGCCAAGACTTATAAAGCCTACATATCCACACTACCAAACAAGACCAAGCATTCACGTCGTTAAACTGTATGGGTTATAGGCCAAGCATTTAAGCCTTAAAAAGATATGGGAAATGACAAGCAAAGTCAGAAAAATAGGAGGAAATATAAATATGAAAAAATTCAATGACAGACTACCTTTTTGCTTACAACTTTTTGCAGATGAAACTTCAGGTGAGAATGAGAGTACAGGAACAGAAAACACTCAATCAACTCAGACTCGATCAACTGAAGGACAAGACAACCAAGAAAAAAACAAAGTATCTGAAAAAAAGTATTCAGATGAAGATTTGAATGCGATTCTTGACAAAAGGTTTGCACGTTGGAAAGCAGATCAAGAAAAAGAAAAAGCAGAAGCTAAGCGCTTAGCCGAAATGAATGCACAAGAACGAGCAGAAGCAGAACGTGATAAGGTGCAAAAAGAGCTAGATGAATTGAAAGCAAAAAACGCAATCGCAGAAATGACAAATGAAGCACGTAAAATGTGTGCAGAACATGATATTAACGTTGGAGATGACCTTTTATCTGTTCTAGTTAATAAAGATGCAGATAAAACAAAGGAAGCGGTTGATGCATTTGTTAAGATGTTTGAATCTGAAGTAGAAAAAGCAGTTAAAGAAAAACTGAAAGGCAACGGTCCCAAACGTGGTGGTTCAAACAAAGGGGTAACTCGTGAATCAATCTTGAATATCACTGATCCAATGGAAAGACAACGCATGATTGCGGAAAATATGGATTTATTCCAGTAAATAGAAAAAGGAGAACTAACATATGAAAAAAATTTATAAAGGTATGAACTTGCAAATGTTTGCAGCACCTACAGGATTAACAGGAACAGGCAACATCCAAGTTAGAGCACACGAAATTGATTTTGTTACTAGTTTTGGAAAGAACATCCAAGCTTTATTGGACGTATTAGGAATTATTCGTCCAATTCGTAAAGCAAACGGTTCTGTTTTAAAAACAAAGAAAGTTACAGGAACATTAAAAGATGGACATGTAGCAGAAGGCGAATCAATTCCATTAAGCGAATACAAAGTTGAAGAAGAAGTGTTTGATACAATTCAAATCGAGAAATTCCGTAAAGCCGTTCCAATTGAAGCAATTGCAGAGAAAGGATATGAAGCTGCAGTATCTGATACTGACGAACAGTTCCGTATTGATTTGCAAGATAACATCACTGATCGCTTATATAAACAGTTGAATTCAGGCAGCTTAGTAGGACATGAAGCTACTTGGCAATTGGCTATCGCAATGGCAATCGGTAATGTTAAACACAAATTCCAACAAATGAAACGAAATACTACTGGTATTGTTGTATTCGTAAATACTTTGGATGCCTATCGCTATTTAGGAGAAGCAAATGTATCTATGCAGACTGCATTCGGCTTAACATACATTAAGAACTTCTTAGGAGCAGATATTGTATTTTTAACAGACCGAGTTGCAGAAAAAACAGTAGTGGCTACTCCAATGAACAACATCATTGCATATTATGTAGATCCAAGCGATTCTGAATTTGTTAAAGCAGGACTTTCATATACTACTGACAGTACTACTGGCTTCTTAGGATTCCATGTAGAAGGGAACTATGATCGTGCTATTTCTGATATGTTCGCTATCATGGGATTACGTTTAATGTGTGAATACCAAGATGCAATTGCACACTTTGCAGTAGGTGGTTCTGATACTCAGACATTGCGTAATTTAACATTAACGGCTTCTAAAGGCGAAGAAACAGGAACTACAAAAGTAGCAGTTGACGAACAGTTGCAATCTATGAATAACAAATTCAAATTCAAGGTAGGAGCTTCTGAAGAAGCAGTGGAATATGGTACAGATGTAAAATCTTGGAAGAACTTCGAAGAAGGAGCAGATATCAAAGCAGCAGAATCTAATCATTGCACAGTAGTTGAATGTGACAGAAACTACAAAGCAGTATCAAAAGGCGATGTAGTTGTTGATTTAAAGGCATAGGTGATTGAAGATGTCGACAACAACCGTATTAAATGATGTAAAACTGCTTCTTGGTTTGCAAACTGATGATGAAAAGCTAGAGACCATTGTAAGACTTACGGAAGGTCGACTTAAAGCGCTTCTAAGCGTAAAAATCATACCGGATGAACTCGAATATATCATTACAGAAGTGTCTATCAAACGCTTTAATAGGATTGGTTCTGAAGGTGTTCAAACGCATTCAGTTGAAGGGGAGTCAATGTCATTTAATGATGATGACTTCTCTTCTTTCTCTTCTGAGATTCAATCTTGGAGAGATGAGCAAGCCAATCAAAATAAAGGGAAGGTACGATTCTTATGAGGTACGATAAACCTATTTACTTTCAAAGATTTGTGCAAGGCTCTTATAACGAGAATACAGGCAACTATGAAGATGATTCGCCTGTAGAAGAAATGGTAATGGCTTCCGTAATGGATACAAGAACTGAAACTATGATGCAGGTATACGGGCAAATCAGACAAGGTAGCCTTACTTGTCATATACAGAACATCTATCAAAAGCCATTTGATCATATTAGAATCGGTACAAAGAAATACAAAGTAGATTACTCACGAAGACTCCGGACAAAGGAGTCTTTTATTCTGTCTGAGGTGCAGTAGATATGGCAAAAGTTGAAATAAGAGGATTAGATAAACTGCAGAAGAAGCTCAAAAAGAATTGTTCTTTGGAAGATGTGAAAACAGTTGTTTTGAAGAATGGAATGGATATGCAAAATAAAACTGTTAAAAATGCAGTATTTACAAAAGGGTATTCAACAGGCACTACGAAAAGAAGTATCAGAGGTGAAACACGTGATGGCAGATTCACATATGCAGAAGGACCATCTACACATTATGCACCTTATGTTGAATTTGGAACACGTTTTATGGATGCACAACCTTTTGTTAGGCCTGCGTTTAAACAACAAGTACCAATATTCAAGTCAGACATGAAAAAACTAGTTAAGTAGGTGATGCAATGGATTCACAACAAGAGTTATTCATTGCACTAAAAGTGCAATTAGAAAAAGCGTTAAAAAGTAAAGGCGTTAATGTATATGACACGTTTCTTCCAAGTGAAGGGACACCATATCCATATGTATACATTGGTTCAAGTCAACTAGTGGACGATTACGGAAATAAAACAATGATTCTAGGCACTATCACGCAGGTTGTGGATGTTTGGCACAACAATCCTAGGAAGCGTGGAGAATTGTCTGAAATTATGCAAACCATTAAGAAAGTGGCTAGACAAATCAACCACACAAACAACTTTGCTTTTATGATCCAAAATATCAACCAACGGATATTATCGGATTCAAGTACAGGAGCACCATTGATGCATGGTGTTCTAGAGTTGGATTTTAGAATTACAGGAGGAATAAAATAATGAAATTTGATTTACAAATGTTCGCAGAAGCAATGAAAGAATCAGTTGCAGGTAAACAGTTGATCTATCTTTTCAGAGTTGCAGAAGATTCAAAAAAAGAAGATGCTAGTGCAATTGCATTCCCAACAGAAAACGAACGAAACGTAACAAAAGATGCAGATACAACTGCTACAAAAGACGGAACTATTCGTACACCATCAGTGGCAGAAATTGAAATTACATCAACATCTGTTTTGGCAAAAGGTGATGCGATTATCGACAAATTAGAGAAAGCTATGTTGGCAGATAAGTTAGTTGAATGTTGGGAAGTAAACCTAGCAGAAGAAGGAACTGAAACAAATGTCGGCAAGTTTAAATCTAAATACTACCAAGGATATTTGACTGAATGCTCAATTTCATCAGAAGCAGAAGGAGTTGTTGAAGTTGATTTAACATTCGGAGCAAATGGAAATGGTGCAGATGGATATGCAACAGTCACAAAAGAGCAACAGGAAGTAGCATCTTACGTTTATAAGGATGTAACTAAGGAAGCGTAATAAACGCATGAGGGGCAGAGATTGCCCCTTTTATATTTGTATTTAGAAAGTGAGGACTTTAAATGAGTAAAAACATGGAAATTGAAGTAAATGGTGAAACATATCAACTAGTAGCAGGGTTTGGATTTTTACATGAAGTCAATAAAAGAGTGACTGTAGATGTACCAAACACTAAAAACAAAAAAGAAGTAGGTTTGAAGTTTATGGTCGCAAGCATCATGGATGGAGATATTGATGCATTAGTCGATTGTATCTTCTGTATGAATATTGGACAAACACCACGTTTAAAGAAAACAGACATTGAAAGATATTTAGAAGATGTTGAAGATATCGACAAAGTTTTTGAGGACGTAATCAATTTTTTATCTCAAGCGAATGCGTGCAAGAAAGAAGTGAAATCACTGATGACGAGCATGCAGGAAGAAGAGAAAGAAGAGAAGAAATAGACGAAACATTTGATGAAATGTATGAGCGTGTCGCTTTGACTTGTTTTAGATATCTAGACTTCAAAAGTTTGGATCAGGTAAATAATCTTACCCCTTACGAATATCGTCTTTTAATGAAGGCCAAAGAGCTACAAATGGTGGATGATCAGTATTATCTGCATTTGCAAGCATACCTAAATATGACTGCACAGGCTAAAAAGCAAGTAGGCAAGAAACAGAGAATGGTATACACGAAATTTAGCAAGTTCTTTGACTATCAGAAAGAGTTGGATCGTGTCATGGGGATAAAGAAACAAAGCAAGTTTGATAAGTTGGCAGAGTTCATAAATAAAAAGGAGGGATAACAATGGCAGAAAGTTTTAGTGTTGAAGCCATACTAACGGCAACCGATAAGAATATGACCTCAACCATGAACAAAGCTATAGGAGCGTGTCAGTCGTTTGGTGATAGAGTTAAATCTATCGTTGCAGGTGTCGGCATAACTAAAGCTATTGGTGCAACGATGAACGTTCTTAGCTCATCCTTTGATGGTGCTATTAATAGATTTGATACCATGCAATCCTATCCAAAAGTTATGAAGTCTTTGGGGGGTTCAATTGAACAATCTCAAAAGAGTGTTGCAAAGTTAAATCAGTCAGTACAAGGCTTACCTACAAACTTGGCAGATGTTGTAACAACATCTAAGTCGTTGGCTGCCGTTACAAGCAATATCGATAAGGCAACTGATACTACAATTGCATTAAATCATGCGTTTTTAGCGAGCGGTTCAAGCTCAGAAGATGCATCACGTGGTTTACAACAGTATTCACAGATGCTTGCTAAAGGTACAGTTGATATGCAATCATGGAGAACTTTACAAGAAACAATGGCACCAGCATTAACTAAAGTTGCAAAGAAACTAGGTATTACAAGTGGTAATGCAAATGAATTGTATGATGCATTACAGAATGGAACGATTACATTTGATCAGTTTAATGATGCAATGATTGAATGTGATACAGAAACAGGTGGCTTTGCAGAAACTGCATTAGAAGCATCTAAAGGTATTAAAACTTCTATGACTAACATCAAGAGTGCAGTACAAAACTTAGAACAAGGGTTCTTGTCTGCAATGAATAACATGTTGAAGTCAAAAGCCATGGGTGGATTAGTTGATAATCTAGAAAAGATTAAATCTAAAATCTATGACTTTAGAAATTCAATCATGGAATCCAAGGATGATGGTTTGACATGGGACTTTAAGCCTGGAGTCTTGGAGAATGTATCAAAAGCTATGGATTGGCTTGCAGATAGAGCAAACAATGCTAAAGCTATGGTCCAACAATTCTATGATGGATTTATGAAGACAGATGCAGTACAAAACGCAATTACATTGTTCGACAAAGTCAAAGATGCTATTGGAAATGTAATGGATAAGTTGCAAGACAGTAAAGTCTTTGAGCAGTTAGGACAAGACATTGGAAATATCATTGCAAAAGTAGAAGATGTAACTGGCAAAATTGCAGATTTCATAGCAAATCTTAAAACGGAAGATGTTAAGAGATTTGCAAGTGCAGTCAAATTATTGGCAGGAGCATTTGTTGCAATCAAAGTCGGTAGCAAAGTATCTAGTATGATTAGTGGTGTCGTTGGCACGGCTAAAGGTGGATATTCAAAGTTAAAATCAATTATTGACAAAATCAGAGGATTAGGAGAAAAACCAACTCAAGAAATCCCTGGACAATTACCACAAAATGGTACTCCAAGCGATGGTATTGGTGATGCAACAATGCGAACTGCTCAGAAAACATCTAAAGCTGCACAGATTATTAATTCTGCATTTGAAGGAATTTCAAATGTTATTACTTCGGTATGTGAAGGTGTAAAAGGAATTATAACAGGTCTAGGAGAAGCTATTAGTACTGCTTTTCAAGGTATCGGACAAGGCGTTAAATCGGCTTTGGAAGGAGTCGGAACAGTCATTGAATCGCTTGGTACTGCAATCAGTACGGTAGCACAAGGTATTGGACAAGGTTTAGCAACTGCATTTACAGGATTAGGAACTGCAATCGCAATGGTGCCACCAACTACATGGCTTGCGCTGGCAGCGGCTATTCTAGCAACTGGTGCTGCAATGGCATTGGTTGGATCACAAGGTGAAGGTTTACAAATGGTTCTTCAGGGTGTTGCAGATGTTGTTTCTGCGTTTGGACCTGTTATCAAAGAAGTATTTGAAGGTATCAGTGGTGTAATTACATCATTCGGTGAAACAGTAAGTGGAATCTTAAACTCAGTATCAGGAGTGATTGAATCTATTGGCCAATCGGCATTAAATGCTGGTAAAGGATTTAAAGAATTAGCTAAAGGTATTCAGATTATTACTGGTTTAAATCTGTTTGATATGGGAGCTAGCTTAGCTGCAGTAGCAACCGGAATAGGAGCTATATCTGCAGCTTCTGTAGGCATAGGAAGCGCTGGTACTCAGATGATGGCCCTTGTAACTGCTATTGGTATGGTAGGTACTACATTTGCCAGTACGTCAGCTACAGTGACAAACTCATGCAATAACATTATCAGTGCAATGTCTGCAGCAGAAGCTAGGGCTTCAACTTCAGGAACTGCAATGGGCACTAAGTTTACATCAGGACTTAAAGGAAGCTTATCAAAAAGTGTGTCAATAGCACGATCTTCATGCAATAACATTATCAGTGCATTCAATGCGTGTCAGTCAAAAGCACAATATTGTGGTCAGATGATTGGTCAAGGATTGGCGAATGGTTTAAGAGCTAGTGAAGGTTCTGTTAGAGCTGCGGCCGCTAGTTTAGCAGCAGCTGCAGATGCCGCAATTCGTGCAAAAGCTAAGATTGGCTCACCATCTAAAATTGCAGATAAAGATGGTATGTGGTGGGGTAAAGGATATCGCAATGGTATTTTAGGAATGGTTCCTCAGGTTGAAAAGGCTGCAGAGAAGTTATTATACCTTCCACTAATGAGCGCTCCTAAAATGGCTTTTGGAGGTGTTGTGAGTGATATGAATGCAGAATACGATTACACTAGCAACGCTCAATTAACGGTTGAAACGCCACTTTACATTAATGATCGTGAATTTGCACGTGCAACATATAGAGCAAATCAGAATGAGATTAACAGAAACTCAAAGCTTAATGAGAGATTGCGAGGTAACAGATAATGTATGCATTCGTAAATACAGTAAATAGTGGCATCGTCGGTACTAACCTACCGACAGAAGCCATGTCATATAATGGCGTATATTTAGAAAAGGAAATAGATGGATATCGTACACTTTCTGTAACAGGACGTGAGTTGATGGAGTCAGAAGTAAAACATACTGAAATTGATGGAATGGATGGTTCTTATTACAGATATAAAACAACTCCTGCAAGAACGATTACTGTTAAATATCAGTTGAGAGCTAGAGGAAGTAGAGAATTCCGAGAAGCTTACAACAAGATGAATAAATTGTTGAGTGGCGAGCAAGTAAAAGTCATTTTTAATGATGAAAGCGACAAGTATTTCATTGGAACTAAGACATCTAATACACAAGTTGATGGCGGAAGTAATAACGTGATTGGTGAAATCGAAATCTATTGCTCAGACCCTAGGAAATATTCATCCACAGAAAAAGAATTTACTGCTACTGATGGAGTTTTGAACATCGTAAATGAAGGTACAGTGCCTGTAAGTATCGATTATGAAATTCAAGCAACATCTGAAACTGGATATATTGGTATCGTATCAACTGAAGGAGTAATGCAGTATGGAAAAATTGAAGAACTTGATTCAGAAACATATCAACAAAGCGAACATTTAGTTAGCATCAACAACTTTTACAATTGTGCAGATGACACTGGTGGAACGGATGTAATGCATCCTCAGTACGGTTCGAACGGTACATTAGCCGAACACACTTGGTTTAATCAAAAGTTTATTGGATTTGGCACTGTTGGAGCAAAAAAAGGGTCTGCGAGTGGTGGATTAAGAACCTTGGTAATACCTGCAGATTCAAATGGAGATACAAGTGGTGCTCAGAACTTCTATTGTTATTTTCATTTGTTGTTCTATGCGGGTCTTATGGGGCAAACAGGAGAAATGTGTATCAACTTCTTAACTGCAGACAATAAATTGATATGTGGTTGTAACTGGTACAAGACAGATACAGTAGGCAATACAGGACATTATGAGTTTTGGGCAAACGGCAAAATGCTTAGAAACTTCTCATATACAACTTCACATTTACACACACAAAATCCTTGGTATTGGAGTTGGGGACATTGCGATGTGTTAAAAGAAGGCGGAAACATCCGATTCTTCTACTGGGGAGGATATTACAACTATTACATTCCAGAGATTGCAAATATGAAGTGCGCCAAAATTCAGATTGCATTCAAGCAATGGGGTAACAGAGGCGGTAATCAACTAATGAGTATGATGGGCTTTGATGTAATCAACTTCACGAAAAACAACGTATCAAAATGGAGAGATATCCCTAACAGATATCCAAGTGGCACTAAGATTACTATTGATGGTAAATCATCTCATGTTTATGTGAATGGTATGGCTAGACCTCAAGATGAGGTGTTAGGAACTAAGTATTTTAAAGCACCAGTAGGAACTACAGAGATAAAGACTACGTGCTCAAGTTGGTCAAAATCGAAGCCGACAGTGAAAGCTAGAATAAGGGAGGCATGGTTATAATGGAACAAATAAGAATAGCAGTATTAACTCCTTACGATAAGGCTCTAGCTTTTTTAGACAATACAGTACCTAGCGCAATGCATTACTTTGATGAAACCTTGCATACATACTTGAAAGGCTCGGCATATACATTTGAATTTACAACATTGACTGCACATGATGATGCAGCCTTTTTAGTTGAAGGTAATAAGTTAAGTTTTACAAGGAAGAATAAAGGCTATTATTTAACGATTATGAATGTTGAAAAAGGTGGTGACACAACAAACGTTACCGCCTATGGTCTTTGCCTTGAATTAACGAATGAATATGTAGATGCATATAAAGCGCCTAGAGCGATGTCATTTGCAGAATATGTTAATGCGTATGGATTTGAACAATCGTTCGTAATTGGCAAGAATGAAGTATCAGATAAACGTATTACACACGAATGGACTGGCAGTGATACAGTGCTTGCAAGATTGTATTCAATCGCAAATGTATTTGATGCAGAGCTAGAGTTTGTTACTCATTTAAATGATGATTACTCGTTGAAGAATGTTGTGTTGAATATTTACAGAGCGCATTCAGATTCCTTTCAAGGAATGGGAAGTGACAAGCGCAGTACGACATTAAGGTATCCAAACGATGTATATGGAATCACGAAAACAAGTGATATTACAGAGTTGTATACAGGTATCAGACCTACGGGTAATAATGGGTTACAACTTAACTCGATTAGTGGCCGTGTTGTAAAAGATTCAAATGGAAATATTTTGTATAAAGTTCAAGGTAACAATATACTTGCACCTCAATCTAGAGATAGATTTCCTAGTACGTTATTAACAAATCATTCAAACGATATGTATGCAGTGCTAGTGTGGTCTTATGAAACTGAAAACGTTGAGACATTATACGGTCAAGCGTTGGCTCAGTTGAAAAAGAATTGTGTTCCTAAAGTTACGTATGATGTAGATGCATATATTGATGCAGATATCGGTGATACGTTTACTATCGAAGATGCAGAATATAGTCCTACATTGTATTTAGAAGCACGAATAACGGAACAAGAGATTTGTTTCACGGATTCCGAGAAGTGCAAGACTATTTTTGACAACTTTGAAGAAAAGCAATCACAGATTAGTTCAGCTCTGATCAGTGAAATGAACAAGATGATTGAATTGAAAAAAGTTTATGAAGGTTCAATCGTATCTTCAAATGGAGTTCTTTTTAAGACAGATTCAGATTCAACCAAATTAACTGCATTGGTAAAGGATGATGGTGTTGATATTACATCTAAGTATTCAATTATTTGGTATAAAGATGATGAGCAATTATCAACGAGTCAAACAATCATAGTCAATGCTTCAGATTTCACAGAAAAGGCCGTATACCGATTTAAAGCAATGAGTGGTGAAATACTTAAAGCAAGCGCAGAAGTCACCGTAATGCGATTACAGGACGGTCAGAATGGAACAAGCGCATACGTACATATTGCCTATGCCAATAGTTCAGATGGACGTGTTGATTTCAGTTTGACAGACTCAAATCGTAAATTTATTGGTCAGTATTCTGACTCAAAGCAATATGGCAGTGATGACCCAACCAAATACCGATGGAGTGCAATTAAAGGGGAAGATGGTCAGTCATTTGTGAGTGCCGAAGAACAATTCTATTATTCAACATCACAAACCGAATTAATTGGTGGTGAATGGTTCGTTGGTAATGTGGTTTATCAATCAGATAAATTCCTTTGGAAACGTTGGAAATGTACGTATGCTAATCCTAGTGGAATCAAGTATACGAAAGCTATATTTGATAATACCTGGAATGAGATTGATGCGCAAATCGGTGAGATTCACACTCAAGTGTCTCAAGCAAATGTGCAATCAAAAGAAGCAGTTGAAAAAGCAACACAAGCTCAGACAGATGCAAGTAAAGCAAATGAATTGGCAAATACCGCTAACAATCAATCAAGCGAGGCTAAGCAACTAGCACAAGATGCGAATACTAGCACTGGTAAAGCACAACAACAAATTGATGCAATTAAAGGTGATATCACTGATTCAAAGCAACAGATTCAAGATGCAGTTGATAAGGCAAATGCGAATGCTAAAGAAATCGGTACAATAAAAGAAACATACGCTACAAAAGTTGATTTGACTAATGAATCAAAAACGATTCATGCAGATGTAAGTACTGAGATTGAAAAGAAAGTTGGTGAATTGTCGACTACTGTATCAGAAACTTATGCCTCTAAGAGTGATTTAACAACACTTGAAGGAAGTATGGACACTCAATTTAAACAAACTGCAGATACAATATCAACTCAAGCTACATCTATCGAAAAGTTACAGTCTGATACAACTCAAGCTAAGAAAGATATTATTGATGCGACAAAGAAAGCAACGGATGCTCAAGCTCAAGCGAATAAAGCGTTAGGTAATGCTCAAAGTGCTCAAACTTTGGCAGATGAAGCGAAGAGAAGCGCAGATAGTGCTCAGTTGAATTTAGATAATGCCAACAAAGAGTTGGCAGATGCAAAAGCTAATCTAGAATCAGTGACTGGTAGAGTTGATGCGACTGAGAGCGAAATCACAAAAGCTCAAACACGTTTAACAAACGCAGAATCTGCAGTACAGAAAGCTCAGTCTGATGCAACTAAGGCTCAAGGCAACGCAACTACGGCAATCAATAATGCAAAGGCAGCTCAAGGAGCGGCGGATGATGCAAAGCAAAAAGCAGAACAAGCTCAGAAAGACCTTGCAGAACTAACGAACAAAGTTGCTTCTAACACAACTAAAATCGCACAAAATTCCGATGCTATTAAATTACAAGCAAAGTCCATTACTGAAACTAGTAATAAGGTTGATAATCTACAAATTGGCGGTAGGAATTTGATTAAAAAGAAGTCTTTATATAAAAAAGGTTATATAGAGGCAAGTACTGGTAATGAATATCCAACTGGTGATTCTTTTAATGGTAATGAAGATTTTTACACAACAGAATATATGTATGTTAAAAAAGGACAAACTGTTATTTTTTCGGGTTATCCAAAAGAAAATGGTGAAACTGGTATAAACCTGGCAGTTTATATACATATATATGACACTAATAAAGTATGGAAAACATATAAAAATGCAATTTCGCATAATCCTTCAAAAGAAGGTATTCATTTAACGTATTGTCCTGATGATAATGTATACGTCAGATTTTCAGCTACAGGATTTAATATATATAATCATAAAGCGGAATATGGAACTATACCGACCGATTGGACTCCAGCTCCTGAAGATGTAGATGAAGCAATAAATACAGAACGTACTGAGCGACAGTCCGCAATTGAGACTAAGGCAAATGAAATTACTTCAAAGGTTAGTGAAACTTACGTATCAAATTCGGCTTTGAATCATTATAAAGAAGAAGTATCTACTCAGTTTAGCCAAACTAAGAGCAATTTTACGTGGTCAATTAATCGAAGCGTGACCGATGCTAAAAATGAAATAAATGGTCAAATCAGCAGTGTGAATGGTAGATTGGATGGTTTAAAACAAACTGCAGATAACGTAAATAGTTATATGTCTTTTGATAACGATGCATTGACTTTAGGTAAATCAGACAGTGCATTTAAAACTAAGATTACAAACCAAGAATGGTCGATTCAAAAGAATGGTGCAAAGGTAACATATATAAACGATCAAACAATGTACATCACAGATGGACAATTCACGCAGTCTTTAAAAGTTGGTTCATTTGGATTTGTGCCAAGAGCAAATGGCTCGCTAGACTTCAAGAAAGTAGGGTGATTAAATGGCAGAATTTAGTGGTGGAATACAAATTGGTAGTGGTCAGTGGGATAAATACTCGTTAATATTACGAATCAATGAAATATCTTATTCTGTTGAAAACAACACATCATATGTAGAGTGGTGGGTTGGTATTCGATCTAATACGCAGTACCATACACACAATGGAATTCCAGAAACATTTAAAGTATCCGTGAATGGTACTCAAGTGTTAGATCAAAGCTTTACACCTAATGTTCCAGCTGGAACTCTTGTCGGTGTAAAAAGTGGAACTGTAACTATTTCGCATGATGCAGATGGTTCAAAAACAATTTCGGCAAGTGCATCTTTCAGTGGAAGTAACCCTGGATATTATGCACCTATTACTGGTTCTTGCAGTGGTACAGTTAAATTGACAACTATTCCAAGAGCATCAAGCATATCTATTGATAGCCCTAGTATTGAATGTGGTAACACTATTAATATTAACGGTTCGAGTGCTTCAAAGAACTTTACGCATAAAATCTATGCAACATGGAATGGTAAAACAAGTGAATTAACAACGATAAGTGGGACATTAACACCCACTTTTTCTTATACGATTCCTACCGCATGGGAAAAGGATTTGCCTAACTCGACAAGTGGTATCGCAACATTTACCTTAGAAACATTCAGTGGTTCAACGTCAGTTGGCTCTAAATCGGTAAATGCAACTATCAAAGTCAGAAGCGGTGTAGTTCCTTCGATTGATAGCATCAAAATAGCAGATGCAAATTCTGTATGTGCAGGAATTGGGCAGATAGTTCAGTCGCAATCTAGGTTGAATTTTACAATTACATATAGTGGTGCACAAGGCTCAACTGTTACATCTGTATCAACCGAATTTGAGGGGCAAACGTATAACAATAGCTCATTTACTACTGGTACTGTACAAGGTAGTGGTAGCATTACCTATACAACAACGATCTATGATTCACGTGGTAGAAGTTCACAAATTAGTGGCAAAGTAACTGTATCTGCATATAGTTCACCTAGCTTAACGAATGTGACTGCAAGACGTGCTAACTCAAGTTATACAGTTGATGAAGCAAGTGGAACGTATGCGTTATTGCACTTCAAAGTAGGATTTACTAGTTTAACTGGTAAGAATGTGACGTCATTCTATATCCAATATCGAGCTAGTGGAGCTAGTTCATGGACGAAAATAAATTCATGGGATAACAACTATACTCTTGAGCAAGACTACAAAGCAGGTAATTTATTTACATCCGCAACAAATTCTTATGAAGTGGCATTCGGCGTTAAGGATAAGTTCATGAATGACTACTCATGGCAAATCTTTACTGTAGCAACTACTTACTCGTTAATTAACTTTGGTAAAGATGGAAGATCATTAACGTTCTTCGGTCAAGACGGAAACCAAAAAGATACACTAACCGTATTAGGCGATATTGTAGCTCCAATGTTTTTAAATAAAATATTCCCAGTTGGCGCAGTCTATATCACATACGACAAAAATAACCCAGGAACATTCTTGGGTGGAACTTGGGAACAGTTCGGTCAAGGTCGTACACTAGTCGGTGAAGGTACTGGAAATGATGGTAGTACAAGTATGTCATTTACTTCTAGAACGACAGGTGGTGAATATACACATAAGCTAACAGCGGCAGAAATGCCTAGTCACATTCATTATATTCACTCAAAATGGG